GTTGGTGGCTCCGCACCATTCACTGGAACAGCATTAAGTCGCTGTACCTTAAATTCCTCTTTTCATTCGGGGGCTTCTGGAGCAGGCAGCAGGCCCAATCTTGGGCCACCGCCGATCCTTCCCCTGGTCACTTCTGCGTAGTGTGAAGCATAATTGGATGCTTCTTGAGCAGAACGCGCCACACCGATGCGCGAATTAACCTAAGCGGCGACTAATTCAGCTGGACTCGGCTATCTGGCCAACTTCTTATGCCGACCGCCGATAGATGCTGAGTTTAATACGCCGAAGAAGAAATCGAAACATGCAAATTTCGTGTCTTCTGTGCCACCCTTCCTAGCCCAATTTGCGGGTGGTTCTTCCTTGTTGTTGGACCAGTTCCAATATACAGGGGCGAAATACGCCGCGAATTGTCTCAAGGTGCATACCTGCTTGATGATGGCTGTAACGTCATCCATCGAGACAGGCCCAGCTGCCACATACATACTATCGGACAGATTTACGCCGTAGTGCGTAAATCTCGACGTGCCGACATCGGCCATAATTCGTACGATGTGCTGAATTAGCAGCCGAGCAGCAGTAGCTGTATCAACAAAAACTTTCTTACCTTTAACTTCCATATCCATAATGTCGCGTAGAATCTCACTGATTTATTCCGGCGTGGCTATCGAATTTGATAGACCAGGCGTTGTGAGATCCAGATCATAGGCGTCCATATCGGCTAAATGGGCCACAGTGGCCGCACCTCCTGCGGACATGTCTTGATCCTATTTCTCCCTAGTGTCCTTGGGCCCGGGTACTAAAGGTCCCGATCCTTTGCGTTCGGTCATCTTGACTCACTCATTAACTATTACAATCCACTTCAATTAAGCGATGCCCAAATCGGGACTTGGCTATACAGGCTCACATGCAGCCCAGTTACGCCCAACAGACTCTAGACCGCGTTAAGCATAGATTTCTCGCTGTAGGCCCCTACTGAATAGCGGGCGAAGGCGATGACTCGCGCGTTCGAGTGTTGCGAGTGTTTCCATTAAATACTCCATTAAGGGGATGCCTTTGAACCAGGGTAAATCGTAAACAAGTTTGAGTCCCTAATGTGTTCCCCCCGGATCTTCACCGGCTTGAAGCCTGAAAGAAAACCACTGCCGATCTATACGCCGTTGAAGATGATAACGAAGGCTGGAGAATACAGCACTTGCTACTCATCTGACACTAAACCCTCTAATGGTAATTCGATGTCGCGAGGCACCTACTCGGGTGCTGCTTGACTGGGTTTGATGTGGGGCCGACCTCCATAAACATTTGGAGACGTGTGCTACTCTGGCCATGTAGGATATCCATGACTTGGGTATGCAAATTCCACATTTCTCCAGTAGCTCCCACCGTCAACGCCGAAGTAGTGCATCCGGTGAGCACCATCTTCCAGATATGCCGTCCTCCACTTCATTGGTATCACCCCCGCGGGGCAAAGTCGCGGTGGCTTGAGTTCCTCACATCCGGCGGCCTTGGCCAGGTCTTTGCTCCGATCGTAATATAGCATGTACAAATGACAGTTAAAGGAGGTCAATATCGCAGACCACAACTTCCGAGTGTGCGGGCGCAATTTGCCTCCAAAATACTACATCTTGTAGTAGTTCACTAGGTCTTACGGCGTTATTTCCCAGAACCTAGTGGTCTTGAGAGCATAGACAGTGCCCTCCTCATCCAGGGGAGTGTCCTCTCCAAGGAAATACTTAGCGGCTAAGGCGGGGTCGTTGTTCACACGCTCCCGGACCTCACCATATGTGCAGTAATCCCAATCCATCAGGTATAGGTTATCTAACATTCCTTAATCAACCACAGCCTGGGCATTGTCCCGAACGAATGCGTTGAAATTGCCGAGGTCATCAGGTGTTATATACCTCATCTTAGCCCCAGGCCTGGGGGCCTGAATTACTTCTGTACCCAGCTACATGATTCCGATTTGATAGGTTTCGTCATATTGAAATAAGTGTGACGAACTTAACCATGTGTGATACACGTGGTGTCGTGCGGCACCCCATGTGGGCAGGTGGCCACGCCGATTGGGATTACGACTCCAATCACGCGCTTTGTTGACCCTCACATGGACAGTACCAACCCCACGTATAATGTCCACATCGTTCAAGCTCGATTTTTGCGATACCGTAACGCATTGCGCCTCTTAGTAGATGACTTACCTTAGAGTCGGTATCTCGCATTCGTCAGCCAATCATTTGGATTGTCCTCGTCCTCATTGGCTGGTGTGGGCAAAATCCCATCCGCTCCCTCAGGCCGGATGGGTTTGTAATTTAGCCTATGTATCATCCGCAAAGCAAGCCAGTGAGCAGTTATCTCATCCTCCGTGAATATGTTGCCGTCCATCGCACCCTCGCCTAGGCAATACATGTAGTAGATGTCGCGAGAGTATGCCTCAAGTGTCTCATTAATATTGCCAAGCTCCTCAGCTAGCCTGAGTGAGCGGTATAGCTTGAGTGGGCTCCTTACGACCCCGAACGGAGTCAGCCTAAACCCGATGAAACCTGGGTAATCTGAAACTATGGGCTTGGCTACCAGTTAAAACATGGACTGGATTTTGCTCCAATTCGACCTCTCCACTGGAATGCCACACTATGCCATGTCATCCCCCGCGAAGCACTGGGGGGTACCCTTTGGAATTACGTACTTCGTGTGGTGGTACGCGATGTTGCAGAAAGTGTTGAAGTCGAATGTCGGACCTTCTCCGGAAAGTCGCATGATCTTCAGTATGCCGGAGTAAACCTCAGAACGCGTCTTGAGCGCAGAGTAGAACTGCATCTCGGCAGCGGGAACGCCGGCATATCTGCACAGCATCAGCTCGAAGTTCAGGCACTCACCGCCCTACGACTGGTCGTACATTGTGTAGTCCGATTCGTAACTCTTCTGTGTGAAGTCCCAATGGTCGCGTACCCACTTGTGGAAATCCAAATCTGACTATTCAGTGTGGATGTACACGTTTTCCGGTTGTAACTATTACATAACTCTCCTGACGTACCTTGAAAGTACTCCCGTCCGCATGACCGTTTACTACTTGAAGGAAGTGATGGGTTGACCTGCCTTGGCTTATTCTAATCCGTACTTCTCATCTTTCTTGATCCGCTGACTCTTCAGAAAGAGTTTAATGAAATTCGCGTCAAAGTCTGGATCTTGACGCTCCTCTCCCTGCTTGATCTAAGCCTCTGTCTTCTGCAGATAACGTCCTTCAACCTCCTATTCACACTGGTCCCAGAGTTTCTGATCAAACTTCCTAGGCTCTACCGGCAGATCGTACGCCTTGCGGAAGGATTCAAAGAGTATCACTCCAGCCCGTCTTGTGTTTCGAAACTCCTTTTGGTTTGCCCCTATAGTCTAATGCCGCAAGCGCTTCTTGTATGATACCGACACGAGGGCGTCATCCTTAGCTTAGTGATGCTACATACGATTTTATTCACCCACCTCACTTTTATACACCTCAGTCCTGCCATGTTCCTCCGTGTAAATCTCCCTATCTTCTGTGGGCCCTAGCTTTTCAACCAAGTCGTCCCCAATGGCCCTATCGGTTTCAACTGGGAGGTGCGTTCTCGGAGTAGTCTCCCTCACAACGCTAGCGGGGGGACTTGCATCTAACACTTCAGGCTCGCGTACCAGCCGTAGTAGGGTCTTCAAGTAGGGTGTAGCCTCAAGCTTACTCTGGAACTGAGCATCGCCCAGGGTGTCTTCAGTGAGATAGATGACCTACTTTGCCCTACTAAAGGCTGTGTACATCGTTCTCTCGTCACACCAACGGGTGTCACTAGTTAGCAACACAGTTACTCGCGGCCGGGTTATGCCCTATGATCCGGCGTATGTATACACCTCTTTCCCCGTGGTTATCAGAGCGTCCCGCTATTTCACGGATGGAACTAAAACTGGCACAGAGTTTGGCATGTGGTCCACCCTAGCAACCTTGCCGACCTCGTCATTGGCTGGGAATATTCCGAGCGCCTTCGACACAATTCTTGGACATCTGCGAGTGAGGTTCAGGTAGTAGTCTGCATACTTCGCAAACACGTCCATCTCGGCGGGTAAACCGGCTATTGCGGCCTCCTAATTTTGCTCATGGTACACACTCTGCCTAAAGTCACCTGTAAGGACCACCAGCTCGATGGTAGGTTTATGGGTAATCAAGACATCCACGTACCCATGAGGCAACTTCCCAAAGTCGTCGAGGATCAGCACGCTCCCGAGTGGCTTATTGAAGGCGCGCTCATATGTGAGAATAGAGTCCGGCCTGGCCTTCGGGAATGTGTTAACCCATTCATCGCGCAGCACCCTAGTGGGTGCGATCACCGTGACGTCGGACAGGGAGCCCCCTAATTTGTGGAGTACCTATTGGAGTTAATGGCTCTTCCCCGCACCGCCGGCCCCAAGCAGGACCGCTACCAACGCCTTCTCTGTTGTTCTTTGGCATCGTTTCTTCAGGCCCTCCAGACGTGGTCCGAATTTGGGGTCTGAACGCAGTGTCCCAACGCTCCCGTACTGCAGGTCGCTTGCATAGGCTGCGGCTCTCCTCGCGTCTGCTTGGTGTTCGTACACATGCCGGCCCACGGCGTTTAGGGATTGCACGATTTACTTCGCAACGGGATTCCCCTAGACTTGATCATCCTTACGCTGCTTGTGGTCGATCTCCTAGACCCAGAGCGGGTCAATCAACTCACCCTGGCCATCCACCTCCTGCTTCTTTATGCGTACTCCGTATTTACTGATAATCTGTAAAGCCTCATCTGAGTATGCGGAGGGCACCCACTTCACGCAGCCCGAGTTGGCTGGCTCATAGTCTCCTTTCTCCGGGTTGGGCACTTTTGGCTGTTCACGCGTCGGACTCGTCAGTGGGACCGCGTCCACCAGTCTCTCTGATGGCAGCACTTACAACCGGGCAGCAATTTCCGTGTCAGGGCCCTACTCGTGGCTGGTTCCTGCATCGCAGGTTTCGGCTTGTGGGAAATAGTCCATCATTGTCTCGATTCCAGCATCTGAACCCTCTGGAGAGGAGTGTCCGCAATCCTCCATCAGGGTCTCCAGCGCGGCTTCTCCAGCGTGTTAATGGTTTGCATCCAGCGTACTATCAGACATGCTATCTGCAGGCAGCATCTCCTAAATTAGCTGATCCACATCACGGCCCACTACACCCACTTCTCGGCCCACGGAGCGCACCAATTTCTCATGCTCGAACTCTTCCTCAACCTCTGGCATTTCTTGGGCCAGTCTGTGAACGTTGACGGCGTATGCCTTGCGTTTTCCCGTCTTAGAGACACGAACCCGCTTCTTTCCAATGTGAAAGCGGACAAACGTACTCATTACACCACGAATTGTGGTCGGCCCATCGAAATTATACGGTCTAAGTCCGGCTGCTTACTTGAATACTTACGAACTGGTAGTCATCCCGACGAAAGCCTAGCACCATTCGTACAAACTGGACTTAGCTCGCTCAGTCCAGCGCTCTAAGGCGGTTGTTCCGGCCAATAGCTTAGCTTTCGGGATCTTCTACATCTGCAGCATCATAAGAACCACCTGCACCAACCACTCCAATGTCATGATGTCCATATTCGCAAGATCTTTCGTACTCAGTATTTATCGAAGCTTTGCCACCAGATCTCGTTCATCCACCTATTTGAGCGAGCGCCCATATTCGTACAGCCGCATTAGAAGCGATCGGCTCACCCCCATTCGCTCATCCATCGAATCGGTCACCCACAATTTGGGCATCTCGACCAGGTCTTTGCATGGATATGAACGTACTGGATCAATCCGCTTCTTGCCCCTCACAGCGACGAACAAGTGATGTGCGCCATAGCTTTCCAGCTTGTCCACAGTTACTACGGAGTGGGTACCCACAACCCGACCCAGGTAGAGCCACTCAGCACATTTAATCTCCTGTTAGTAGAGCCCCGCCGAATGTCCGTCAGGCCAGAACTCGAACCTGTTTGGACACTCCACCGGGTAGTGTATTGTATACAACTCTGGGTAAAGCGATCTATCTCTGGCTTAGATTTCCGGTGGTATCACCACGGTATATACCAACTTCTGAAGCTTTGGATTTTCATCAAATATGTGCCCCAGGATATCCGGGTTGTAGTAGTGCATCGCATCATGCACGAATCCGGTCTCCGTGTCTATGTGCATCAGCACATTTGTTATCACGTCTTACCCATACCGTGAGAGATCCTTTGGAGTGATATACTCGTTCAGGAGCTGCACATTTGGCACAGGTCTTCCTCTGAATAGAAGCTCTAACTTCTTCGCCTTCATGAAGCAGCATGTCGCTTCTTCATCCAGGTGCTAGCCTGCTTGCACTAGCATATAGTTCTCTATAGCTTTGCACGCAGGATGGGAGTGTTCTTCGACAGGCCTTGGATGTACCCCTATACCAAACGTCTACAGCGTTTTCCTCGCTTCATCCGTCTGTATATAAGGATTGTACTTCTCCACTTGCCCTATCTTCCTCATAACACTTTTCCCAAGCGCCCCCTGCAACGGAGCCGCCTCCGTTACGTCTACTACATGCTCGTAAGCCTGTTCCAGTGTGCTAGTCATTGCTGTCAATATA